GGAAAGGATTGCCTGCGCCACTCACTCGCTTGCCTCACTCTAGCCGTGACTCTAGCCGCGACTCTAGCCGTGACTCAGGCCTCTCTCTTACGTGTCCCTCACGTGTCCCTTTGCTTGGGGGACTTGGGGCCTTTGGGGCTTTGGGTTGCGGGGATTAGGTTTGCCGGGATTCGGATCCCTTGCGATTGCGTAGAACTACGTATTGAACGCGAGGGGTGCTTCTGCTACTGTTTCGCCACGCTCGAGACACTCGAGCCTAACACAAAAAAACAAATGCACACAAACACCCAACGTCAGCCAAGCCCGGCAGCGGTTGAAAAAATGCAAAGGATTTACGAATCCAAGGGCGCCCGTCCGGCAGCGTTTGCCGTTCTCCGCGGCTCCTGCACCCTTGCAACCAAGGGCTTCCTTAGCCTTTCGGATCTTCCGGACCTTCCTTGCATCATGAATGCGGCGGATGAAATTGAAGGGCTTTTCTCCGGCGGGATCACGGCGGAATCTTTAGGGGAAGCCCGGGTGCAAGCCGATGATGCGGTTGCCGAATTGTTGAATGAGGTTGCCGGGGAAATGTTTGCCGCCGGGATTGGGGGTGCCGAATGAATCGCGCCGTTCTCTCCAAGAGCTTGCCCGCTACCGATACAAAGGGCCCGCGTATTGCGTGCTCTTTCACCTCGGCGGGCGAGACGGTGCCGCGCAAGGAATTCGCTTGGAATTACGCCTACTCCTCCGCTGAAAATCACGCCCTTGCGGTTCGCCTTTTCCTTAACCTTCAGGCGAACGCTTTCGGGCTTTCGGATTCGGCACACTTGGGGCCGGGCCGGTGGGTGCATATTGTGCGCGAGGTCAAAGGGGGTGCCGCGTGAGCCTGACTCCAAAACAATTTCGGGCTTGGAAAGTTTCGCGCAATGCAGGGATTTCGAGTCCTTTTATTGAGAGCGCGAATGAGGCTTGGAACGTATCGATCGGGCTTCCGGGGCCGGAGATTCGCCGGAAGCTTTCGGCGCTTCACTTTTCGCGTTTCGGAAGCCACGGCGACGGTTCGTTAAGCTATGCGGAAGCCTTGCGCGAGGTCAAAGGGGGTGCCGAATGACTTGGACACACTTGACGCTGAAAAGCGCCAACGCTAAAACGGGCCCCATTCCGGTCTCAACTACGGAGCCCGACAGTTGCCCGCCGTCTTGCCCGTTCCGTGATGCCGGGTGCTACGCCAAGTCTGGCCCGCTTGCGTTGCATTGGCGCAAGCTAGCGGAAAGGGAACGCGGTATGCCGTGGGGGGAATTCTGCATTGCCATTGCCAGCTTGCCCGCCGGGCAGCTTTGGCGATTAAACCAAGCGGGAGACCTACCGGGTAGGGGCGAGGAAGTTAACCTTTCAGAACTCCGGCAGCTACTCCGGGCAAACAAAGGGAAACGTGGGTTTTCCTATTCACACAAGCGGAGCCCGGAAGCGCTTGCGGCGATTCGCGAGGCAAACGCGGAGGGTTTGACCGTTAACCTTTCCGGGAATTCCCTCGCCGACGCGGACGCCCTAGCGGAGACCGGAGCCGGGCCCGTGGTTTGCGTGCTGCCCGCTACCCAAACCACGAACACCCGCACGCCTGCCGGGCGTAAGGTTGTCATTTGCCCGGCAACGCAACGTGAGGGGGTGTCTTGCGCCACTTGCCAGCTTTGCGCGAGGGGTGCCCGTTCCGTTATTGTCGGCTTTCCGGCGCACGGCACCGGAGCGAAGCGCGCAAGCGCCATTGCGGGGGGTGTATCGTGAAAAAGGGGGACTTTATCGCAACCGCCGTTTGGCTTGTCGTTTGCGGGGCCCTGCTTTTGTACGGTGTCGGGCTTGCGTTGCTAGGTTGACTTAGCCTCTCCCCATTTCGGGCACCCCTTTGCCGGGGGTGCCTTTTTTGCGTCCGGGTGCCGGGGCGGGTGCGCTTGCTTGGTATCGGGGCGTTTCCTTGCGCGTTTCCTTTGGATTTAACGGGTGCAGGGCGTGCGGGGGGTGTCACGGTAGCCCTAGCGCATCAAAAGGCCTAGAAACGCAAGGAAAGGCGCTTTCTGGCGATTTCCGAAACTGGGGAATTTTCCCCAATTCCCTGTACTAGGGGAAAACCCCTGTACTAGGGTCTTTCCCCTACGTAGTCCTACGTATTGACCTGTACCTACCTGTACCTATGCCATCGCCCTGCCGGGCGCACGCATTACATAAAAAATGCCCTTAAAGGCCAAATCCGGCCTTAAAGGGCAAATCCCCTTAAAGGGTGAATCCGTCAGCGGATTTCCTTAAAGCCCAAATCCGCCAGCTTCTGGCGAGCCTCGGAGGCGCTCTTGAAGTTCTTCCCGCGATGGTGTCCGTAGGGGTTGCCTTGAAAAAGCATCGCCCGGCCCACGTCGGGCTGGGTGATGGCGAAGGTCTTCTGGGTGGTGGAGTAGGTTGCGATGATCATTTGTGTGTGTTTAGGCTTTGCGAATGTGGGTGGTCTCTTCAAGCGTGCCGGGGAAGCGGCGACCGAAGGCGCGCTTGCCCTTCCGCTGATTGAAGAAGCGGACGCCAGCATAACGGGGATCCTGCTTCATCGAGGCGACGAGATGGCGGGCGTCCCAACGCTTGCCAGCGAACACCTGCTGGGTGGTGGTGCCGTCGAAAAAAAGGACGGTGGCCGCGATGTCGGGCTGAACGACGAGCACGTAAGGCTCGTTGGGGAGGGTGGCGATTTCTTTGATCATTTTTGTGTCGGGCTTTGCCCTACGTCACGGAGCAAAAGCGTTTCCTTGGTACAGGTCAATGCCTTTTTTCAACTTTCTTCACAGGTACAGGGCTTGCCTGCGTTTTCCGATTCGGAAAGAACTGGGTATGCCCGAATCTCAGCTCCTCATCCTGTTCCTCGCGATTGTCCAAATGGAGAGTGCCGGGGACCTGAACGCCCGCAACGGCTCCGCCATAGGCCCGGCCCAAATCCAGCCTGCCGTAGTTAAGGACATTCAAAACTGGGGCCACCAAGCCTCCTTAAAGGACCGATCCTCGCTCGACGGGTCTTTCCGTTTGTTTCAGCTCTACACGGACAGGTGGGTGGCGCGGCACCGGCTGCCCGACACCCCTCAAACCCGGGCCAACATCTGGCGGCACGGCCCTAACTCCAAATATGCCTTAAAGGGCATATCCACGAAATATGCCTTAAAGGTTGAATCAATGGTGAATGATCCAAGTCTCGGTTGGGCTCACCCTAACAGCCGTAAATGGCTGGCTGACCGAGGGAAGCGTGACCTGAGACGCTAGGTTTATGACGGGTTTTTTAGCTGTTATTACCGTTAAAACCTTCACCCTCTTAGAACTTTCTTCAAACATATCTAACTGGTCTTCAGAGGTTTGCACGCTTAAACGCAAAATCACGCATCTAAAGCTTGATGTCAACCGTCTAACCTGCACAGTCAGCGATGTCAGCAGCGGTCCGCTAGCCGCGTCCAAGTTTCCCTGTTAGTTAAGGAGAGGCCCGGGCGTTTCTAGCGGAACGCACCGGGCCTTTCCCATTTAAGGCCCCGTAGGGTTCCGGCCACGTATCAGCTACAAAGCACCGGACGCCTCAAGCGGCGACACACTTAGCTTGGCTAGGTTAGTTGGGCAAAAGTCCATCCCGAAACTTTGAGACTTCGATAGGGGTGGCGTGGGGGCTCTAAAGCACTCAGGCTCAGGTCAGACCCGCCCAACCCGAAACTCTGAGCTTGCCTTGGAGGAATAAGCCAACGGGAACAGCAGACCATAGGAACCCCTATGGAAGTCTCTTGCATCTCGGCTAGGTCAGTAGACAAAGATGTTCTTTAGATGTTACTGCCGGGACTCAGCTACGCTTCGCCCTATAGCGGATCGGAAAAAACATACATTCAAATCCTTAACCTAAACCCAACAAAACAAATGATGACACTAATATGCACCGGACTCGGATTCCTTATCGGAATCGTCGTAGGAGTTGTGATTCAGTCGGAGAATGGCCCTAACCACGACGACTTCGAATGAATCACGCAGAAGAAGCTATCAGGCTGATCACGGGGGACCGGAACGAGTCATATGGCACACCAGATCAAGATTTCAGCGGCATCGCGGCGATGTGGACGGGACTCCTCAACACCCGGCTCACCAGCCCCATCACGGCAGAGGACGTTCCGCTGATGATGACGGCCTTAAAACTTAGGCGTCAGGCACATAAGCCGAAGGACGACAATTTGATTGACGCGCACGGCTACTTGCTGTGCCTTGAGTGGATGCAGACGGGCAAAAGGCCCGTCGTAGGAAACCAAAACCAAACAGAGAAAGCAGCACACAATGAAGATTAAAAGACCAGCCTTATATAGCCCGGCGGCGATGGCCGCCTACTTCCTCGGACGGGCCGAAACGCATCGGCTGAACTCCCGATACGAAACTCGGGACCAATTCCGGCAGGGAGCCCGGGCGATGATGCGAGACAACGCCCTCCGAGCCGTTCATTACATCAAGCAGATTGGAGGTGCGTCTTGATTAACGAGCACGGCGATATGATCGCCATCTCAGCCTACTACAAGGTGCAGGCTCAGGTGGACGACCTCCAACGGCAATTGGACAACGCCCGCACGGGCTGGCTGTGTGAAACCTGTGATGGGCGGGCTTGTGAGGGCCAGCGGC